ATGCGCCTGACGCCAGACGGCTTGCTTACCTTTGGCGGTATCACGTCTTCGCAGCCTGCCATCAAGCGTAATGCAGCCACCATCGAATTCCGTCTTGCGGATGATTCTGCGCGGACTGGTTTGCTGGCGCTTACTGGCGCTTTTGCGCTCGCGACTACTTCGACAGCCGATGTTATTACCGTCAGCAAGGCGCCATCAAGTGCAGCGGCGGGAGACGGTATCTCGGTCTCCATGGGGGCGAACGCGACCGGCGACGCGCTTGACCTGACCCACGCCAACTCCGCGGCGGCGGCCGTCCTGCGGATCGCCAACGGCGCCGGTTCTCTTTGCGTCTTGGGTCAACCTTCCACGCTGACGTTCGGCGCGATCCTCGCCCCGGCGCGCGTCGTCTCGGGGGACGCGCGGGCGAACTTCCAGCTCCGCGACGAGACCGCCTTCGGGATCGACATCGGCCCCGGGATCGAGTTCACGGCCCGGACGGACGCCGTGCCGAACGTGTTTGTCATGGCGACGGTCCAGGGATGCAAGGAGAACGGGACCTCGGGGAACACCGCGGGATACTTCCGTGTCACTACGTTGCCCAACGGCGGGAACCACACCGAGCGATGGCGCGTGACCTCGACTGGCAACTCGGTGGTCCAGTCGACGAGCCTCCTCGCCTGGAGTTCGACGGCCTCGCCCGGCGGGACGGCCGACGTCGCGCTAGGCCGCGCGGCTGCCAACGTCCTCGGCATCTATGCTACGTCGACGACCGGCTCGACGATCGCGCTTGCGAGCGGGCAGCAGGTCCGGTGGAGTTCGACGACAGATCCGGCTGGTTCCGGCGACACCGGGCTCGCGCGCGATGCCGCGGGCGTCCTTCGCGTCACGAACGCCTCGACTGGAGTGAGCACGCTCCTCTCGGGGACTCACCGTAATGCGACTGCCGGCACCTATGATATCGGAGAGGCTAGTGTTGGTTGGCGTAAGGTCTATATCGACACAGGTATCGACACCACAGCCGGCGACGCGGCTACCATCAACAAGGCCGCCGGTCGGTTCCGCAAAGATGCTACCGGAACGACTTTTACGCTTACAAACTCCTACATCACAGCCAATTCGACTGTGATGCTGACGCTTGCTACGTCGGATGTCACGGCGCTTTCCATGGCTGTTGCTGCTGGTGCTGGAACGGCGACAATCACGTTCAACGCAGCGCCTACCGGCAATACCGATGTCAACTTTTTCGTCATAAATAACGACTAGAAACGGGAGTCATCGTGAAGATCAGGGGACCTGTTGTTGTTGCAGCAGTTCTGGCGTTTGGCTGGGTAGCCGGAGCCCAGGAGCGCGGGCCGCGGGAGTGGCAGGCACTCGAATGCGAGCGCACGGCTCTCGAGGCCCATGCGCGCCGCCGCGATGAGCTTGCCAAGTTGCGCTCGCAGCTCGTTGCGGAGGAGAAGGCACTTGCCGTTCGCACGGACAAGGCAATCGCTGAGATCGTTTCGCGCCTTGGCGTTGGTCGCGCGGCGCGGATACACTTCGATCCCGAGCGCGGCGTTTTCGTGGAGGTCGCTCCCGTGGGGAGCTGAAAGAGGATCCACTGTGGAGATTCCTGACAGCGCCATCTACACCGCGGGTGGAACGTTCGTGCTGGGTGCCTTGAGCGTCGCCAAGGTCGTGGCGCGGTGGTTCAACGACCGCGAGACGAAGCGCGACGCCGAGAACGAGGCCAAGGACGTTATGCTGCTGGCGCAGGCCAAGGAGCATGCGACCAAGATCGAGGAACTCCAGAATGTGACGCTCCGGCAGGCGCACCAGAACCACCAGGAGTGCCGGGAACAGAACGAGAAGATGATCGCCGCCCTCGAGAGGATCCGCATCGCTCTCGAGCGTGGTAACGGAAAGGTGTTGACTCCGTGACGCCCAGCGATTCGACCAAACTGCTGCGGGAGAAGCTCGACGACATGCGACGCGAGAAGCTCGACGACAAGAAGCGGCTCGAGGAGGCTGCTGACCAAGCCGTCAAGTGTGCCGAGGACGCGTGCTCGCCCGCACAGAAGGAATGAACTCCTGCGCCTCGAGCGACGAGTTGAAGAACTATACAGCCGTATTCGAGGCAGCATCTTCGAGTACTGCGCCGCCTTCTCGTTCGTGCCCACCGACCAGCAGGCCGAGGTCTTCGAGGCCGTGCAGTGCGGCTATCCAGAGCGGCCAGGCGATCAGCCGTTCCGGTGCCGCAGGTGCCGAAGCGGCGAGACCGACGCGCCGGGTCCGCATCGTTACGTAGCGGTCAAGTCCGGCCAGGGGCCTGGCAAGACTACAATAGCCGGTTTGATTGGTGGCTGGCGAACTGTTCGCTACGTGGATGCGCTTACGGTCGTGACTTCGCCTACTATGCGACAGAATCGCGACATATGGCTTGCGGAGTTCAAGCGGCAACTCAAGCACGCGGATCCGCTGCTTGCGGCCATCGTCCAGCCTACTAATACGCGTGTGGACATTGCTGGTAGCGAGGTGTGGGGCATACGGCTGGTGACGGCTTCTCGGGAGGAGAATGCGGCCGGGTTTCATCAAGAAAACTTGACGGTGGTTGCGGAGGAATCGAGCGGCATTCCTAGAGGTATAATTACCACTTTCAAGGGCACCCTCACCAACCGCAATGCGTTGTTCTTGATGATCGGCAATCCCAACACGCGCGATTGTGCGTTCTTCGACTGTTTCCACAGTCAGCGTGCTGACTGGTACTGTATCACTCTGAATGCCGAGGAGACGCCGCATTCCATCTGGTTTGACCCAGAGCGAAACAGCAGGGTTGAGCGCGAGTTCGGCCTTAATTCGACGCCTTACCGGGTACGCGTGCAGGGGCAGTTTCCGAATGCCGACCCGGACACGATCATGGCGTCGGAAGACCTAGAGGGCTGTACTGTCACGGACGCGCGCGCGCTTCGACTCCTCAAGCATCCAGGGATGCGGCAGGACGATCCTGATGACCCGTTTGCTTATCAGATAGGGCTAGATTTTGCACGTTTTGGGCAGGACGAGAACGTCATCTTCTTGCGTGTAGGCGGTGCTGTCGAAGAATGGAAGGCATTTCAGCAGATAGATCCTAACCAACTCATCGATTACGCCTTCAAGGCGCAGGCGCAGCTGGGCTGGAAGGACGACCAGGTTGTGTACTGCGTTGATGCCGGCGGCATGGGCCAGGGGCTGCTTCGTAGGTTCTACGACGCCAAGAAACGGCTGTTACCTTTCAACAACGGTGCCGCGGCTACGGATCGGCAGTACGGTAACAGGATCACGGAAGCGTGGTTTCAGCTAGCGGCTAAGGTGCGGGAGCGCAAGGTCCGCATACCCAATGATTCGCAACTAGTGCAGCAACTCAGCAATAGACGGTACCACCTGAATGCACAGGGTAAGCTATTGGTGGAGGCCAAGGACGATTACCGGGATCGCGTTCGCAAGGCAGATCCAGAGGCAGGCTCGCCCGATCGCGCCGAGGCGCTTATCTATGCCATGTACGACGGCCATAGCGGTCTCTTGCATTCGACTCTGGATTCCGAGCGCGATGCCAGGCGCGGTGGTCGGCGTATCGGCATGCGAGTCGACCCGTGAAGTGTCCGCACTGCAATGGGCGGCTCGAGATCACACACGTTTTCAACGTAGGCGATGGTTCGCGAACGCAGCGGGCGGTTTGCGGGCCGTGTGACGCAGTGTTTACTCTGTTGTCCATTACCATGGTAGTTCGTGAGGCCAACGGCCATGGAGACGGCGCCAGGGCGCTCTCTAGGCAGATCAGCGACCCGGAAACCAAGTTGCGATTGACGCGTCACAACGGGAAAGTAACTTTGAAGGTCGAATCCGGCGGTAACTGATCTGCTAAGTGTTGTGCGATCACTCGCCTGGCTGTTGCCTGTATTTCTTCGGTCTGCGCAAGCGTAGACATTGGCGGTTCCACGAAGAAACGCGCGCCAGGTAGCGTGGAAGACGCTTCCCTGGCGAAAACCAACCTGCCGGAGCGCAGTGCGGAGACCAACTGTTCGCGCGTCCAGACTTCGCGCAGGTAGCGGACCTGCGTGAGTCGTTCAGGACCGGCACCGGAGACAAGGCGCGGGTCGTCTGCTGGATTGATGAACCAGGCTAGGTAGCTACCCTGTTTCGGTGTGACGTTCCCGCGGCCGTCGTGTAGGTAGACAGCCCAGTAGTGCGGCACCGAAAGCGTCACTTCGTTGGACGCGCGACGCCGGATCTTGAGGGCTGTAACGAGCGTTTTCGATGGGATGGCTGTCTTTGCGACGCGCAGGCAGACTTCGGCTAGCGCGTCTGTCAGTGCGATCTCGAGGCGTTCGTCAGCCACGCGCGGCTTCTATTGCGTCTAGTAGGGCAGCGTCGTGTTCGGTGTGATTCGGCTTGGACTGTGCGATCGACAGGGCGCGATTGAGCAGGTCTTCGATGAGGTCGTTCTTGAGCATGGCGCCGCCGAGGCCGCGTTGGGTACCGTTCGGCGCTGCGCCGACAGCTGCCAGCCGTCGCTGTCCGCGCTCCGAGTTGGCGGGGTCTTGCATCCTGGCTGCGGTGTCAATCGCTGCGATGTCGAGTTGCGCCGTGATTTCGTGGAGGTTGAAGTCGGCTTTCGTGAGGCCGAGGCCGCCGTTCAACTTCGGGTTTCCTAGCGTGTTGCCGAGGACGGTCTGGAAAGTGCGCTGCGCCGGGCCTACGACCAGGATCTGGAAGGCCACGAGCGCGTTGGGTAGCTCGTTCACGGCGCCCATCTTCCCGGGGATCTGGATACCGGCCAGCAGGGGCGGGACGCGGTGTGCCGAGACGATCTCCTGGGCGTTCACGTCCGACAGCGGGGCGAACTGGCCGGACACGTCCTCGCCTAGCGCTAAGCGGTCGACCTGCACGCGTGCTTCTGCGTTCTTGAGGTTGAACGCGTTCGACTTGCTCTTGTTCCCGTCGCCGATGTTGCCCTTGAGCGAGTCGACGATGCGCTGCCACTCCTCTTTCGAGAAGTCCTCGCCGATGATCCAGAGCAGGAACTCGGCAACGCCGCGGTTGTTGTAGAAGTCGTAGTAGTGCTGCTTGTGCATCTGCGACAGTTCGATTGTCGCTGTTGCCGCCAACCAGTCCGGCATGCCGTACCAGCGCGAGAGCGTGCTGGTTCGCGGCACGTAGATCAGTTCGGCGATCCTGTCGTCTGGACCGACGTTGGTACCGGCGAAAGTCAGGCTCCGTGCGCCACCGCCCATCCGCTTCCTCAGTCCGTCGAGGTCGCCGAACTTGGCGTAGATGCGGGTGCCGGCCCCTTCGCGGGAGTCTACTTCGTAGTGTCGATCGTACGTTTGCTCGTTTTCGATGACGACGTAGACTTGAGAGGCCGGAACCCAGTGCAAGCCGGTGAGGGGGCCGAGGCCGCTTCCGGCGGCGCGGATGACTTCCAGCCATGCGCCACCGACTTGGTAGTAGTCTTCGGCCAGCGTGTTTAGCACCGGTTGGAAGCCGATTTCGCAGAGCGGATCCAGCAATTCGGCGACTTTATCGTTCTCAAAACCCATGCCCACAGTGCTGGCAGCCTTGGCGTGGATGCAGGTGGAGTGATGGATGTTCGCCACTTGGAATTGTGTTGCTTGTCGCATGTCGAACGGGTGCCACTTGCGGCCGGCCGACACCGACTGGCGGGAGGGGGCGCCGGGGGGCGGCTCGTCTCCCTTCATCAGTACGTCGAGCAGCGCCATTGCGTGCTGCGGGTAGAGCGGCCTCGTGGGCGGCCGGATGCGTGAAAAGTTGTGGCTATCGGGCATGTGATACCTATAGCATTGTGGTTGAATCACTTGCATTCTACAGCGCGGGAGGCTAATTTCCAACCTGTGAAGCGCAGAATTACCAAAGCGCGCGTGACCAGGATCGCGCTCGTCCCGAGAGGGGCGAACAAGTTGCCGGTCCTCTACAAGGAGGATGCGGGAGTTCCTACTCTGGAGTTCCTGTCGCTGTCGAAGGCGACTCCGAACTTCGAGGAGCAGGGCGAGATCTTGAATGTTGTCTACGCGCCAAACGTCGTGGACGCCCAAGGCGACTTTGCGAGCGCGGAAGTCATCCGGCAGATGGCTTATGGGTTCGCGAAGGAAATGGGCGGCGTCGAGTTGCGCCACGGCGGCGACGTGCTGGACCGCGCACGGGTTCACGTCGCGGAGTCCTTCATCATCCAGAAGTCGGACGAGCGGTTCGCCAACTGGAAGGACTACGCCGGGCAGCCAGTCGACGTGGCCGGTGGTTGGGCGACGGTGCTCAAGGTCGAAGATCCCGCGCTGCGCAAGCTCTACAAGGATGGCGGCTGGAACGGCGTCTCGCTGTTCGCCCCGGAGTTCAAGTACGAATTGGTGAAGGACGGAGAGCCTTCGCCGCCGAAGGAGAAGCCCATGGCCCTGCTCGACGAGGACAAGAAGTGGGTTGCTGAGACGATCGCAGCGGCGCTCGCCAAGGCTGCGCCCGCGCCCGCGCCCGCGCCCGCGCCCGCGCCCGCGCCCGCGCCCGCGCCCGCGGCCAAGGTCGACCCGCTTTCCGCTACGTCGGTGCGGGCGCACCTCACGGTGCTGCGCAAGGAGAAGCTCGCCGCCGAGATCGACTGGAAGGATCCCGAGGCCGTCGAGAAGCATCTGCTCGCGCTCGCCAAGGCGGAAGAAGACGCCAAGCGCAACGAGACGCCGGAGCAGAAGTGCGCCCGCCTCGAGAAGGAAATCATCGAGAAGGAGCTGCGTATTCAGCAGCTCGGCAAGGCGTCGAACCAGGCGGCGGCTGGCGACGTGGACAACTCGAACAACCTCGCGAAGAAGCACGAGGAACAGGCGGCGGCGGGCAAGCGGATCGCGGCTGCGGCCGGCAAGATGCGCGGCTACAAGGTCGCGTAAGGAGAGATACCCATGGCACTCGGCGACAACGAGTTGTTCGAGGCGGTCGATCGCGAGTCCTACCCGCGGATCGCGCCTGCCCGAGATGGTGGCGTCTTCACGCGCACCTTCAACACGGTGGTTGCGGCAGACAAGTACGTCGTCGCGACTCCGATCTACTTCGACGGCGGCGCGTCGAACCATGTCAAGGTGTGGACGAACGGACAGACGGTCGACGGCTTCGTCTACCCCAATAAGGTGCAGACGAGTGCCGCCGACGAGGTGCTTGGCGAGGTCATGCAGCGCGGCAAGATCCACCTCGACGACATCCTACTGACGCTCGTCGTCAACGGCGGAAACGTCAACGAGACCGAGGCGAACCTCAAGACTGCGCTCCGCAACGGGCTCGTCGAGCGCGGCCTTCTCGTCCAGGGCCTCGACGCGGCGCACTGAGGAGATCCACCATGAGCACCATCGACCAGTTGACGGTGGCTTCGCTGACCGCTGCGGTCAACGAGATGAAGTCGCCGAACCAGTTCCTGCGGCGGCTCGTTTTCAGCAACCATGAGACCAAGCCGACCGGAACCATCGAGATCGACGTGCTGACCAAGGCGCGCGAGACGGCGCCCTTCGTCGGCTACGGCGCCGAGGGCGTCATGGTCGCCGGGCACGGCGAGACGTTCCAGTCGGTCACGGCGCCGTCGATCCGCATCAAGCGACCGTTCACCCCGAGCGAGCTGCTCGAGGGCCGGCGTCCTGGGGGGACCATCTTTCAGGATTCGTCGGCGTCGCTTAACGCGATGATCGACATGCACGTCGCGCGCGACATGCAGGTGCTAGCCGACCTCGAGACCAACAGTGAGGAGTACCTGATCTCGCTGGCGATCCAGGGCGCGATCTCTTACCAGGTCGCGGATCAGGCGAACTTCCTCATCACGTTCCCGAAGCCTGCCGGCAACACGGTCATTCTCGCCACGTTCTGGGACGACCCGGACTCCTCGCTCCCGACCATGGAGCAGGACTTCCTCACGGCGAAGCGGCTCATCTCGAACGCGGTCGGGCTCGTGCCGACGCACTGCATCCTCGGACAGGCGGCGAGCGGCGCGTTCCTCACGCTGTTGAAGAAGCAGTTCATCGGCTACGGCCTCCAGATGCCCGGCTTCGGGGTCGGTAACGTCGACCTGCAGTCGCAGTTCAACGAGGACGGCGCGATCTTCCACGGCTGGTTCAGCGGGATCCAGGTGTGGGAATACAGCCGCACGGTTTCGGTGAACGGGGTCTCGACTGCGCTGGTGCGATCCAAGTACGCGGAGTTCCTCTGCGTCACGCCGGCCGCCGAGAACGTTCTCTACTACGGCGCGATTCCCGACATGAAGGCGCTCGGCGCCGGCATGTTCCAGCAGGCCGAGCGGTTTTCCAAGTCGTGGATCACGGAGGATCCGTCGCTCATGTGGGCGCTGCTGCACGGGCGTCCGCTGCCGGTGCCGCGCCGTCCTGGCAGCATGGTCTCCATGAAGGTCGTTTCGGGCGTCTGAGCGGAGGACAACATGAAGAACATGAAGTGGCTGCTGCCGATCCTGCTCGTTGCCGCGCTGCTGTCGTTCGGCGGCGGTGTGCAGAAGTCTGTGCAGGCTGCGCCGCCCGTTGCCGAGACGCACTACGTCGACCTCCGCGGCACGACTGCGCCGCCCGTCCTCAAGAACGCCATCTCGGCGGTCGAGACGAAGGTCTGGACGGCCACGCCCATTGCGCCGTTCAAGAGCTACGGCAACCCGGTGGTCGCTGCGCGCGTCGACTTCTCGGATGCTGGAGCTACGTGCGCCATCTCCTGCGGCCTCTACTTCCGCAACGAGGAGTCCGGCGTCTACACCTTTCTCGGGCTCGCAGCTCTCGACATCACCGCGACGGCATCCGATCATCAGGTCTCTGCTGGTGGTCGGTACTCTGCGACGACTACGCCGACATTCGATACTCGCGGTGCTAACTACGTGGACCTGCGTGTCATCACGATCAGCGCCGGTAGCGTGACCGTGCGCCCGTGGTTCTACGGGTCCAACTCGCGCGGCTTCCAGTAACAGGATGCTGGGTGGTGGGGTGACGAACGACGCGGCGTAGAGCAGCAGCAGCTCGCCAGGCTCATAACCTGGAGGTCGCAGGTGCGATTCCTGCCGCCGCAATAGCAACGGGAGGACAGCGTGAGTCAGGTTTTCAGGGTTGCGCACGGCTGCACTGTGCTTCTGCGGAAGGGTGCTACCGAGCGCCTGCTGCAGCCTGGCGAGATCGTGCCCGCAGACGCGGTCAGCCGCCAGTGGCTCGAGGATGGTATTCGCGAGCGGCATGTCGTCGCCGAGGACTCGAAGCTAGGTGACGGAGTTCCGCCGCCGGTCACGAATCCTACCATCGATCCGGTCGGCGATCTTGCTGCCAAGACCGGCGGCATGACCCAGAAGGAAATCACCGGCATCGTCGCCGGGCAGCCGAAGCGCGCCTCTCCGTGGCAGATCGACCCCAAGAAGCTCGACGGCAAGACGATCGCGGAACTGAACAGCCTGGTGCGCGAGCGCGATCCGCACATGGCGCCGTTTTTGGATTCCCGCGAGGCTGCGGCGCAGCTCTCGCTGGACTTCGGGAAGTGAGTTGCTAACGCGTGGCTACGGAGCCGCTGTTCGTTGCCAATCGAGCGACCCTCATAGCGCGTCTGCGCCTCACGGGTTCGCCGAGCGTCAGCGACGCGGCGCAGATCATTGACCAGGCAATCGAGGAGGTGCGCCTCGGGTTCTACGACCGACTCGGTTCGGTTAGGGTCAATGAGCTGGAGGGGTTCACGTACGCAGAGAATCCCGAAGATCCGGAGGAGCTTACTCGCGCACGTGCCAATGCCTGCGAGATCATCTGGTGCCGGTTACTGCTCATGCAGCGCATGCCTCAGATGTTTATCGACGGGTCGGCCAACATCAACCAGATCTGGAACGACGAGGCCGCTTTCCGGGCGCAGGGGAAGGTGCTTGCGTCAGAGATCGAGGAACTGCAAGGGCAGGTCGACGCCATGCTGGAGATCCTGCTCGGTACCGAGACGCAGGAGGTCCGGGTCAAGGCGACGATACTCGAGCCGGACCAGCCATCCGATCTGCCGGGTGCCAGCATCTTCCCGCGGCGGCGCAGGCAGTTCGGTAGCCAGTTTCCCGACTATGCCGGGCAGTGCCCGGATGGCGTTACGTAGGAGAGACCAGTGGCAGACTTCGTTTTCAACATCGCGAAGGGCAAGGTCGCCGAGTATGCGGCCAGGGTCAATGCGAATGACCCGACCAACGCCGCGCTCATCCTCGTCGTTCTCGAGACGACCGGACTGCAGTCCGATGCGCTCCTCAAGGATCTGGACACGCTGCAGGCGATCATCGACGGCGGCAGCACGGAGCCTGAGAACGCGGGCTATGTGCGCAAGACGCTGGATCAGGCCGGCGGTATCACGATCACGACGGACGACACCAACGACCGGCAGGACGTGGACTTCCCGGATCCGACATGGACGGCGGTCGCCGCCGGGGACACGTGGAGCAAACTGCTGATCTGCTACGACTCGGACACTACGGGCGGGACGGACACCAACATCGTGCCGCTTGTGTCGCTCGACTTCGCGGTTACGCCGGATGGTTCCGACATCACCGCCCAGCTCAACGCCGCTGGCTTCTTCCGAGCGAGCTGACGCGTGACGGTCGCCTTCGACTTCGCGACCGAGAGTATCCGCACAGCCACGACCGATCCGTGGACTTTTTCGCACACGCCTGCGGGAACGCCGCGGGCGGTCGTGGTCGCGCTCATCAACTACACGTCCTCGACGGATCAGATAGCGGGCGTCACCTACGGAGGGGTTGCGCTCGCCAAGATCAAGGAGAACGTTGACACTTCGGGCGAACAGACTAACACACAACTCTGGTTTCTCGGTACGGGCATCCCTACCGGCGCGCAAACGGTCTCGGTTGACCTGACTTCGGCGACCGGTGACGACTTCATGATGTGCTGCCTAACGTTCACCGGGGCGGCCAACTGCTTCGTCAAAGACACGGACGGTATCAGCGAAGATATCCAAAACCCGCAAGTGACTTTGCAGTACGGCGGTAAGTCGTGTCTTTCGGTCTGCGCTCTGGGTGGCGGTCTCTCTAACGTAACCGACTACACGCTTGTCGCAAGCATGAGCGCCGTACACGACAACGATTCCGGTAACGAGATCCAGAGGGTTGACAGACAGACTACCGCCGGAACCAGTGACTTCACGATTGGCTACACCGCCGGTTCGAGCGACGACGTGTCGTTCGCGGCTTTGGCGATCAGTGACCAGCACACGACTACGGCGGTCGGGCTGGCTGAGGAGACGGACACCGCCCTCGCGGCCACAACCAAGAAGACCCTGGCGACAGGGCTCTCGAGCGAGACCGACACAGCCCTCGCGGCGACCGCCGAAAGAACCTACACAGTCGGGCTGGCTTCGGAGACGGACGAAGGGCTACCACTTTCTACAGGGCAAACGATCGCCGTTGGTCAGGCGCAGGAGACCGACACCGGGCTCGCAGCCACCGCCGAAAGAACCTACACAGTCGGATTCGCCGAGGAGACGGACACCGGACTCGCTGCCGTTGCCGAAAAGACTGTGGTTGTTGGGTTGGCGGAGGAGACGGACACCGGCCTCGCGGCCACAACCAAGAAGATCCTGGCGACAGGACTAGCTGAGGAGACGGATACCGGGCTCGCTGCCGTTGCTGAGAAGACTGCGGTTGTCGGACTAGCCGAGGAGACGGATACCGGGCTCGCTGCGGTTGCTGAGAAGACTGCGGTTGTCGGACTAGCCGAGGAGACGGATACAGGACTCGCAACCACCAGCAAGAAGACCTCGACTACCGGGCTAGTCGAGGAAACGGATACCGGGCTTGCTATCACTGCGGAGCACGGTTACACTGTCGGCTACGCGGAGGAAGTTGACAGTCCGTTTTCTGTTTCGGCCGGTAAGTTAGTTGCAATAGCACTGGCACTAGAAACAGACGATGCACTGGCTCTGCAGTCCAATCAATTCATACAAGTTAATCAGGCAACGGAGGTGGATGCAGCGCAACTGCTGACTGTCCTGAAAGTTGTTACGGTCGGGCAGTCAACGGAAACCGATTCGGCTCTTGCGGCCACGGCTGAAAAGATTGTCGCTGTCGGACTTGCAGAGGAAGTCGACAGTACTTTCGGAGCTACGGTAGTCATGGCTGTTGTGTCGGATGTGGTTCGTGTGCAGAATGCGCTAGTTTCCGCCGCCATGTCTGGGCTGTTTTACAAGAGGCAGTACGACAAAGACACAAAGCTGGTTACGCTAGGCGCTTCTGTGTTGCCGGCCGAAGCACTAGTCAACGAGACGAGTTCCACGTTCGTTGTTGGCAGTAACCGGCGGCGACTCGTGAGGCAGCGGGCGACCTGGACGTTCGACCTGATACTCGGTTTCAATGTCGAGGTAACGTGCGAGGCTTTCGAGCAGCGGTTGCTCGACAAGCCGATACGGGTCAAGGTGGTCAAACTGCCCGACGTGCAACTACAGCGGTATGCTTCGATCATTCTGGAGTTGGTCAGCGCCGCGCCGACACACCCCGTGCAGCAAAACGGTACCAGGGGAACCAGGGTCACCTACACCTTCCAGGCGCGGATGCGCCCTGCGTAACGAAAGGAGCCATCAATGCCCGGCATCAATATCTCAGGTCGCGCGAGTACCGACGACTACCTCGTCGGCCGCGGGATCCTCTACTTTTCGTCGCTGACTGCCGATCTCCCGGCCGGCGGCTACCGCGACCTTGGCAACGCGCCGTCAGCCAAGCTGACGGCGACGACGGACAAGATCGACCACAAGTCGTCTCGGTCGGGTCTCGCGACGATCGACAAGACGATCATTACAGGGCAAAAGTTCGAGTTCAGTTGCGAACTGGACGAGGTCACGAACTTCGAGAACCTCGCGTTCGCCCTCTCGGGTTCCATCGCCAGTCCGCAGCCCACGAACTCGGCCATCGCCGGCTTCGCTGAGTACGAGATGATCTCGGCGGTAGCGGAGGGTCGGTGGTACCCGATCCAGAACGCGACCGGGGTTCGCGCCTATGACATCGCGACCGCCAACCTCACCGTCGAGAAGCAGGGTGCGCCCGACGTGCTCCTCGTCGAGGGCACCGACTATGAAGTCGACGAACAGATGGGTAGGATCTTCTTCATCCAGGGCGGCGCGAACTACGCTCCGGGTGACGACATCGACGTGACGCTCGCTGCCGATGCCGGCGCAGTTGTGCTGGAGCGCGTGTGGGCGCTGACGAGCACGCCGACCGCAGGTGCGCTCGTGTTCATCGGCGAGAACCCGGCGAACAACGACGCGCAGATCGAGATGCAGATTCACAAGATCGCGCTCGCTCTCGACGGGGACCTGGGTTTCATCAGCGACGACGTGTCGAAGTTCTCGCTCAAGGGCGTCTGCGAGTTGAACGAGATCGCCGACGCGTCTTCGCCCTACTTCAACATCACGACGCACGCCAACGCGTTCGCGCCGTAAGGCGTCTATGGATAGCGGCCGGCGAGGGAGACGCCGGCCGCGGGGCACCAGGAGGACACCATGGGCATCAAGAGCTTTCTCACGCCGGACTTCATCGAGCGCGAGATCAACGGGCAGCCGCTGCGGTTCTACGCCGCGTCGGTGGCGATGGTGCTGCAACTGCGCGCCGTTGCCAAACCGATCTTGTCAGCTATCGCGGCGCTCGCCAGCGACAGCTTCAAGAAGTCGTCGCAGGAGACGGTGCGCGACGGCAAGGGGGGCGAACGCCAGTTCGTCACCGTCGAGCCGTCCGCGATCACGCTTGAGGCGTACAAGGTCGTGGCCGATCGGCGGCAGAAGGCGATCGTCGAACTCGTCGAGTCGCTCATGCGGCCTGAGAACCTCGACATCTTCGCCCGGCTCGCTGCGGACAGCCTGCGCGAGGAGTACGCGCGACCTGTCGCAGCCGACGCGCTTGCCGTTTTCAAGGACGTGGACGTACCTACGGCGGCGAAGATCGTTCAGGGCATCGTCGAGGCGAACGCCAGCGTGTTCGCCCCTTTCGTGGGGAAGATCCCGGGCTTCGTGAAGGAGTTCGTGGACGGAAGCATGCCGACCGGAAGCGTCGAGCCGAGGCTCCTCGAGCCGGTCCCGAGCGAGATGAGTTAGTCGAGCTGCTCGAGGAGGTGGTGCTCTCGCTGGCGTCGCACGGCTTCGGTACGGTGGCACAGGTGGCCGACATGGACATTGTCTCGGTCGGGCGTGCGTCTGAGCGACTGGCGGCCATGGCGAAGAAGGAGCACGCAGGCGGCGCGCAGTCGGATGCGCCGGTCGCTGGTACGGATCGTGCGGATAAGAACGCCACGTTCGCTGCCAGGTTTGCACAGCAGGCGAGGAAGAAGTAGTCGATGGCTGACGGTGTCGATCGCGGTGGATTGAACTTCCCGATCAACATCGAGGTCAGCCAGTCCATCAATGCAGTTGGTGACCTAAAGGCGCAACTCGCTGCGCTGCAGAAGCAGATCGTCGACATCCAGCAGCAGGCGCGGCAAGGCGCTGCCGGTGGCGGCACTGTAGGCGCCGCTGCGGCTGCTGCCGTGGGCCAGGTGACCGCTGCTGTGCAGGCCCAAAACCGGGCTTTCCAGGCGCAGGTGAACATCACTCAGAACGCCGTTGCCAACATCCGTAACTACAATCGCGAGGCCCGCGAAGCCGACGGCAGCACGCATAGTTTCTCGCAGGCGCTGACGGATCTAGGCAAGCGCATTGCTGTTTTCGCGCTGTTCCGAATCGCGCTCCGAGAGATTCGCGCAGGGTTCCGCGAATTAGTTGAAGGCGCGATTGAGTTCGGCGCGTCGCAAGAGCGCGTCATTTCGAATACGACGGCCATTCTGACCGGAGTCGCGCAGATCAGGAATGCCCAGGGTCAACTTGTTCGAGGTGCGCAAGCGTTCGGGGCCGCGCAGGGGATCGCGGCTGACCAGGTCAGGAAGTTGCGCCTCGATGCGCTACAGACCAACTCGTCTTTTGAGGATCTTGCCAAGACCTTCAACCTTGCGCTCGCTCCTGGCCTGCGTGCCTTCGGGGCGTCCAATATTGACCAGGTCCGGCAGTTTACCGTCGGAATCACGCAGGCTGCGGATACGATCGGGCTTTCGACGGAGCGCCTCGGTCGCGAGGTCGTCGCGATCTTCGCTGCGCGACAGCAGGGTGCGCGTACGAGACTAGAGAACGAACTCGGTATCTCTCGTGAGGCACTGGTCCGGGCAAAGGACGCCGGCACGCTGTTCACCTTCTTGCAGAGCAAGCTAGTGGCGTTCAATATAGCTGGCGTGCAGTCTGCTGGCACCTTCGATCGGCTGTTCTCGAAGCTCAAGAACATTGCGGGACTGCTGCTAGGCGAGGGCGGGAATGCGTTGTTCCAGAGCGTCAAGGGGTTGGTCGCTGATCTCATCAAGCTAGTTACTGTCGTCGGGCCGGATGGCGTCCTCAGAATCAGACCGGAAACGCTACAGGTTATTGCCGCCATTGATGGCAGGCTTGCCGAAGTTGTAACTAAAGCGCGTCAGCTGGTTGCCAATCTAGACTTAAATGATGTGCTTGCTGCGGCCAGGACGCTGGGTCTGCTGATTTCGGTGGCCGGTTCTGCTATTTCTGGCGTGATAGTTGGTGCGTCTGCTGCGCTGGGCGCGCTCGCTAACTTTTTTGCTCCGTTGGTAGGTGGTCTACGGCAGGTAGTAGATGTGCTGTTCGGCGAAGATGATCTAGTCAAGTTCTTCGGTGAAGTCGCTGGCGTTTTGCTCGTTATTCCGCCGATCCTAAAGACGCTGGCTGTCGGATTCGGCGGCCTCGTCGGGCTCGGTAAGGTAGTGGCAGAGACGCTGCTCCTAGTTCCTGGGATCTTGACCAAGATCGGGACAGGGTTGGCGCTGCTCGTCAGTCCTGCGCTGGCTACGCTGGCTGCGCTGGCTACGATTGCTATTGTTATTGGTCTGATTGCTGCCGCTCTGGCACCGATTAATACCAGTTTTGGCTCGTTGCGCGCCATCATAGTTGAGGACATAGCCACTGGTATAAACGGCCTGTTCTTGCTGCTGAAGAGGCTGGTGCTAGAAGCCAAAGTGTTGGCTCTGGAGTTTAGTGGCCTTTTCGGCGGCAAGTCGGGTCTTAAATCTGCGGTTCTGGGCGGCACTAACCTCGATAAAGAGTTGGCGAAAACCAAGAAGGGTATTCAGGAAATAACCAACGAACTCATCAATCAGCAAGCGATAGGCGAGCAGAACAAGCGCAGCCTGGCCGAAGGCGCGGCCGGCGCGAAGGGCTTTGCTGCAGAGATTGCTGGCGTCGCTAGCGGCTTGACAGGTAAGTTGCTAGAGGCGATTCAGACGGCGTTTCCGAAGCTTGCCGATCTATTAAAGACGCGTACGCGCGAGGCGATCGGAGGTGCCAAAAATGAAATAGATGCGGCTGGTTCGCTGGCCCTTACCGAGCCCAGTTTCTTGGAGCAGGTGATATTCGGGCGCAGCGGCGAAGGCGGTCTCGATGTCGCTCTAGACAGGATGGCCGATGCTGTCACTGGTGTCGCCAGCTTGATTTCTGGTACCATCAATTCGCTGGCGGCTTCCGTCTCGGCGGCGATCGTGGACGCTTTCGATCCGACTAGCAAGGTCGATCTCAAGACGCGCTTTGCGCAGTTCCTCAAGGCGATTGCGCAGGAGATCTTGCAGTTCATCATCAAGCTCGCTATCGCGCGCGCGTTACTTGCCGCGTTCGGTAGCTTGTTCCCTGGTGGGGCTGTGGCGACTTCGGTCGGCGGGGCCGCCGCTGGCGCGGCCGGGTCGCTCGGGGGCCTTGCTCGCGGCTTCGCGGCCGGCGGCCCGATCCTGCGGCGACCGATCGGCGTCCACCCTGGCGACACGGTGCCGGCGTGGCTCATGGCTGGCGAGTACGTTCACCGCACAGCTTCCGTCCGCAAGTACGGTCTCGCCTTCATGCACGCGCTCAACCAGGGTGCCATAGATCCGGGCCTTGTCCGGGCGCTCGGGTCCGGTACCAGGTCTAGAGCTTCGGGACCGAGTGGCGGGCCGGGCTATAGCGCGGGCGGCCTGGTGGCGTCTGCGTACCAGAACACGTCGTCCGATTCGCTGGGTGGGCAAGGTCCCACCGTTGTTCGCGCCATCGTGGTCGCCAACGAACAGACGGCTGATCGCATCTTCACGGGCGGTAAGGCGTCGCTGTTGAAGTTCATGCGCGAGAATGCCAGCGACATCAATACACAGTTGAATCGCCGGAAGCCCTCACTGTGAGCGATCCGCGGTTCGAGCGAGTCGAGGTCGGGAGCTTCGCCGATGGCGGCGGGCACGACAACGACATCTGGACGACTAACGGGCGGGAGGTTTTCCTCGCCTACGTCGCTACGCATCCAGACGGACAGCATCGCATTCATTTCCGCAAGTCGCGAGATTCAGGCGCTACTTGGTCGAATGAGGTGGTCATAGCTGTTGCGCCGGCAGGGCAGTTCTATCAGTACGTTCGTGTGCGGATCGACTGCGAGAAGTGTTACGTTATCTGGAACGAGGGATTCTCGCCTCGCAAGCTCAAGTTCGCCAAGTCCGTCAATGGCGGAACCACGTGGACTGTTACGACGGTCGACAGCAATTCGGGCGATGCCAACGACATACTGGTGATGCCATCTGAGATCCTGGTTTCGTGCGCTCGCTATGCCACGAGTAAGGTGCTGCTGTTCAAGTCCAATGACGATGGCGCTACCTGGACGGAGCGCGAGGTCGGAAGCGGCAGCCCAGCGAATACCACCATGATAGCGAGCGAGGCTACGGTCCTCGTCGCCTACGACGACTTCGCGGTCGATGTGAAGTTTGCGCAGTCGGACGACTGCGGCGAGACGTGGGCGGTGGCCGGTATCGGCACGGGCGGGGATGTGATAGTTGCCAAGATGGCGACCATCGACCTGCAGACGATCTACATCTTCTACCAGAAGTACGCGGTCGGTCCCGATCCGTTCAAGGTCGCCAAGAGTGCCGATGGCGGCATGAGTTGGTCGCATGCTGTTATCAAGGCGGCGGTCGGAACGGACTTGGTGACTTGCGGCGTCGTCATGGCTGACAACGACAATGTGCTTGTCACCTTCTCGGACAGCGCGCTCTCGTTCTTTGGCGAGCGCGACCTTGGACTGGCGCAGACGACCAACGGCGTGACGTGGATCCTGACGATCTTGTCTGACAGTCCCAACAACGCACGGCGGTTCGGTCAGTACTCGTCGATGCACGCGTTCGATAGCCGTACACGTGTCCCTAATGCCGAACCGTCACCTGCCGTCAATATCACAGATCCAGAGCCGGCCATCTACGTCGCCAACTGGGAAGACGGGCTCTCGAGCAGCGTTGCTGACAAGCTCGTGGTCTGGCGAGCGACTGCCGATGTCATTCAGGTTCCGTTCGGCTACCCGAACGGCTATGCCGGGCCGCTTTCGGTCGGCGTCTGTGTCTGCGATGCGCTGACGCGGGACTTCTTCCTACAGGACTGGTCTGCGCCGCCCAAGCTCGAGACGGCGTGGCTGACCGACCTCACGCAGTCGTCAGGGACGCTGGCTGAGGAGCGCCGGGCACTCGCTGATCGTCCCACGCGGACGCTCACCGTGCGGTGGACCGGACTGACGGATGCGGAGGTCGCGCGCCTCCAGATTCACCTCATGCGGGCCGCCAGCGACCGCGTCCGCATACCGCTCTACATGGACCAGTCGCGGACCACCGGCCTTGCGACCGGCACCTCGATTCCGTGCGACACGACCCACCGGCGCTTCCACGTCGGGTTCCAGGTGCTGATCCATGGTTACGATTCCGCTGGTCGCATCACGAACCCGCAGGTGGGCACTGTGGCAGCTCTGGCTGCTGGTGCGATTACTCTGGTAGACCCTCTTGGGGACATCACGCCCGTTAATCCGTTCCCGGGTCCGGATGATTACGTTGCCGGTCGCGCGATGGTCTATCCACTTGCTGCTTGGGAGATCAAGCTTGAGAGCCTGATAACCAACGTCACCAACAAGGTCGGCTTCGTCGGGGTTTCGTTCATGGAGGCGCCCTCGTGTGCGCTTCCGCCTAGCGAGGGCGACTTCGGCAGCGACCAGGGCGGCCAAGGCAAGTTCGAGGTCAGCGATCAAGAAAGCACAGCCAACGTCGGTGCCGGCGAGGCCGTCATTCTGTCGACGAACTCTATAGCACGCGTGCAGCACAACTGGTCCGAGGAATTCCAGACGACGGTCGTGCGTGCCGGAGATCAGCGCAGCCAGGGGCGCGCGGAACGTGTGCGCCTTCGTGCCGAGCGCCCCCAGTTCCAGTACGAGCTGCGGTTCGCGTGCTACGCCCGCGCCGACGCCTACTACCTGCTGCGGTTCTTCGATTCACGCTGTGGGCGCCTTGTCCCGTTCTGGTTCGTCCCCGAGACGATCTTGTTCGAGCCGGTCGACCTCCAGTTTACGCACGTGGATGTCGCAGCAATCAACTACTCCCTCGATGACGTGGAAGACTTCATTGAGTACTTGGCGATCGTCCAGAAGAACGGCACGATCACCATCCTCAAGATCGCTTCCGTTACTAACGTCAGTGGCGACTGGCGTCTCACGTTTTCGGGAGTCTCGCCGATCAACGACCTGTCGCTGGTGGCGCGCATCACGCAGGCGTCGTTCGTGCGGTTCGTAGACGACGCACTCGAGGAGGAGTGGATAACGGACAAGGTCTGTCAGATGCGGTTCCGGGTGCGTGAAGTGCTGAACGAGGCCACGCCATGACGACCGCCCTCGAGACTCCGCGCAAGTTCGCCTACGTCGGTGTCGAATTCCGCTGGGGTTCGTGTTTCGCGCACGCGCTGCGCATCACCGACTTCACGCGGCCTGTGACGATCAACGGGCACGGCTACGATTGCATGCCCAACCTCGAGGTCAAGATCCCTGTGAATTCGGGGACGCTAGAAGACAAGGTTGCTTCGGTCGGCGTGCCACTATCGGAAGACGACACGCACCTCTCAGTGCGCGCCTCGAACGGCGAGCCGCACTCGCCCATCTACTGCATCGTCTGGGAGGTAGTTGAACGTGTCGACCTTGGTAGCGGCATCGATGCCAACTTGCTCAAGTTGTTTTCAGGCAAGGTTGAGACCGTGCTGCGGAACTTCCAGGGCAACGAACGGACGGTGGTCTTCAACGTGAAGTCGCTCAAGGCTCGGCTGAACGTGCCGCTCGGCCTTGTGGCCACGAACCAGTGCGCGTGGACTTTTGGCGATCGTGGGTGCGCCGTCGATGCGGTGGCGCTGCGCGAAACCGGCACGCTGGTCTCGATTTCTGGCAAGGACGTGGTCATCTCGGGCTTGTCGGCACAGGTCGACAAGTACTGGCACCGCGGCTTCGTCGAAATAGACGGTCTACGCATCACGATTCGCGACTGGGACGAGGCGGCTGGTACGACCTTTAAGCTCGTGCGGCAACCTCCGACTCACTGGGTCGGGCAGCCCGTTGTCGTGACGCCCGGGTGCGACAAGACGATCGAGACCTGTCGGGATCGCTGGGACAACGAGGAACGTTTCGGCGGATTCGGCTACGGCATCCCCGCCTACATGCCGATCTACGAGGATCCGCCGTGAGCTATCGCTGGCGTGACTTCACGGGCATGTCGTTTGAGCAAGCGACGGTGCTGCGCTGGCGACTCAGCGCGCTCTTGGCGCCGTGGCGCGGCACTCCGTACATGTGTGGGCAACAGAAGGAGGGCATGGGCGTCGACTGCGTGCGCTTCGTCTGCGCCGTCCTCGACGACCTCTCGCGCCGTCCGCGCCAGCCGGTCAAGTCCCTTCCGAACGATGCTGCTCTGCATTCTCGCGGTGGCGCCATAGTCGGCATGCGCCTCATCAGGCGACTGTACATGCCCAATGATCCGGTTCGTGATGGCATTCTCGAGCCTGGCGATACTGTGGTCGTGCAGCACGGCGAGGGTGGTGGTCCGGGGCACGCTCTGATTGTCGGGCCGGATCGCGGTACGCTGTGGCACTCCGTTTATCCAAGCGTCTGCACTACAGGGTTCGGCTTTCTGGCGAATACCAGGGTCTATAGAGTCTATCGGATGCGCAGTAGGGAGTCGTTCGCATGAGCATCTTCCTAGCTACTGGCGGCGAGATCGCTGTTCTGCTCATCCTGACGGCAGTTTCGCTGGCGGCCTCTCTCGCTACGTCGTTCTTGCTCAAGCCTAAGCTTTCGACCGGCGGTTCCAAGCTTAGAATCGAGGACACGCCATCCACGACGGCGACCCGCGGAAGCTATATCCCGGTTTTGATCGGTCGTCGACGAATCGGGCCAATCATCGGCTGGGTCGGCAACCGGCGTGCGCCTGGGACTCTTGCGGCTGGCAAGGGCGGCAGGAAGCGGCGCAGAGCGAACAGTTCGCTAGTGATACGGAGCGGCGGCCCGGTTGAGTCGGCGGCTCATTGGTTGTGCATCGGCCCGGCCGACCACATTCACCAGATTTACATCAACGGTAAAGCATCGCTTTTGAATCCTATTAGCCGGCTTGGCAGTGTGTCTATGCCGAGCGGAACCACTATCACGCTTCCAAACGCTGCCGCTCCTACTTTCTTCTCCGCCACCTTTAAAATATACTGGGGTGAGGAGGATCAGCCTATCAATACGGAACTCGGGGTTATTACGCAGCTAGGAGTCTCGAGTCGGTGGCCTCTCGTCTGTTACGTCTACTGGACTGCGTTTGATCTAGGCGCCACAGCCCGGTGGCCGATTATAGAATACGAGGTGGAATGTCATGTCAAGGAGACGACTCTAGTTCAGTCGCAGGCTACCTTTCCTTCCGGCCCGGCATTGCCTGCTGCAACGATACGTGGAGAGAATGCCGCACACACTCTCTCGCAGATCCTGTTCGGGGAGTTCCCTTACGGGCTTGGTTTCCCGCGGCATCCGGACTTCCGCGAGGCTATCGACCACGACGCGCTCGAGGCGTTAGGCGTCCTGCTGGAGGCGGAAAACATCCGCTCGTCCGTGCTCTCGAAGGACGGCGAAGAAATCCAAAGCGCGATTGCATCGGTCTTGGTCGACAACGGCGTGCTGCTGCCGTGGGACACAGAGTCAGGCTTGTTTGCGTTCAAGGCCGTGCGGAAGCCGCTATTAGTAGAGATCGTCGACTTGCCAGAGGAACTTGTTAGCGATCCGCTACCAGAAGTAGAGGTGCGGCACGATGAACGGCCGGTAGACAAGATGGTTTTCTCGTTCCAGGACAGAGAGACTGGATATAAGGTGCAGACTGTCGGCATCGACGATGATGGACAGGCGCGCTTTCTCAATTACCATCGATCGCGAAAGATCGAGTTGCCGACCGTCATCCACATGGACGTGGCTGCTGCCGTGGCCGAGCGGCGTTCGCAGGAAGACTTGTCTGGCGGCGCTCGATACACGATCCACGCGTCGAGGACTGCGCGTCTCCTCAAGCCTGGTGACGCAATCACCGTTTTTGGTCTGCCTGGTTTTCTGCGGGTTACCGAAGTCGGTTTCGATCCGAGTTCGGGTAAGGTCGACCTGACTGCCGTTACCGACTTCTACGGCGCCGACGCTAGCGAGTTCGTCGGGCCGCCGTCTGCTGGCGGTACTGGGGCCGGCGGGGCTCCCGTGTTCACGACCGATCCAGACCTCACCTTTGCCTGGTTCGAGGTGCCGGCACACGCCAGCGGTTTCGCCGAAATAAGCATCGCAGTGCCGCGCATCCGCGCGGATGCTAACGTCGTGGAGGCCGACATCCATTTCTCTCGCGACGACATAACGTACGTAGAGGAAGGGACCGAAACCGGCATCCAAGCCGGCGGTGCTCTCTTGCAGGCCATCGCTACCGGCACCGGACCATACATTATCATTATAGGACCTACTTTCACTGCGCTAGGTCCTGACATCGAAGTCGTTAACGACTACAGCGGCGACGACGCTGCATGGCGATCCGGCAGGCAGATGTGTCTCATCGGTGATGAACTGTTCTTCCTAGGTCGGATTAGCGCGGTTGGCGGCACCACATGGCGACTCGAGAACATGCTTCGCGCCCGCTATGACACAGTCCGCGAAGCACACGCTATCGGTGACAAAGTCTACATCTTCCGCGATGGCGGCATCACTGACTGGGAAGATACGATGCTGGCCCCGGGGCGGAACCTGTCGGTCAAGACGCAGCCGCAGGGTCCTGGCGGGCAAGTTTCGTTGGCGTCGGTCACTGCCGTAACCAAGGTGGTCAAGGGCAAGGGAATCGTGCCCATGCCAGTCGCGTGCCTCCGCGTCAATCGCGGGGGCGGTGACCACGCGCCTAGCTTCTCGACCGGCGAGGACGTGCCGTTCTCGTGGGCGTACAGGTCCGCTACGATCCCCGGCACCGGCTGTGGCATGCAGGGCTTCGGCGTGCCCTGCGGTAGTTCGCCGATCGTCGGTGAGTTCGAGCTAAAGTTCTTCACGCTAGCCATGGTTCTCAAGCGGACGCAGCTCTCGCCGACGACTAGTTACACATACGACAACGCCGATATCGTGACCGACTTCGGGGGCGAGGAATCTATGATTGTCGAGGTACGGAACGTCAACGGCGGCTGGAAGTCGGATCCGACATCACTGACGGTGGAGTTCAACTGATGGCTCGGCCGATCCTCGAAGACCTGCCGCACGGCATCGAAGGCTGGGATACGGAGCACAACAGGAATGCCGCGATCCTGGGTGACTTCCCGTTCCCCATCAAGACCTACGCCTCGGTTGCCGCCTTGCCTGCGGCGAACACTGCCGACCGCTGCATCGTCGCCGTCAATTCGCCGCATGGATGGACGCTAGCGTTCTCCAACGGAACCGCCTGGCAGTTGATCCAGGGAAGCGCGTTCGGCTGCGCAAACGGGCAAGGCACGTTCTTTGCGCACAAGTCGGTCGCAGTCGGGCCGCTGGTCGGTGCCGCAGGAACCGCTGTCGGCGTCATCCCGGCTGGCTGCATCTTGTTCGGCGTGACGACGCGAGTACTAGTCGAGGTGCAGCGTGCCGGACCAGTGCTCTACAACTACGACGTGGGCGACGGTACGACGCCGGATTTGTTCGGGCTGACGGTCCTGGGCACGGTCGGGAACACGTCGAACCTGGGGCCTACGCCTGGCTCGCCAGGGCACAAGGCGGGCGTCTGGCAGCCGAAGCTCTACACCGCAGCCGGTGACGTGGTCCTGACCAAGTCCGGTGTGCCGGCCTTTCTGCAGGGCACCGTCCGCGTTACTGCACATTTTGCCGTCCTCGTCCCGCCGACGAGCTAGGAGGAACCATGACTCGACCCGCCCTCGTCGACATCAGCCACGCTAACGAATCGTGGGACGCCGACGTAAACGCCAACTATGCGATCCTGCGCGATGGACCGATCCCCCTCGCGGAGTTTCCGGTGGCGCTTCCGGCAGCAAACGCTTTCGACCGCTGCATCGCCGCGCACAACCACCCAGATTACGGATGGTCGGAAGTCTTCTCGAACGGCAGCCAGTGGTCGATCTTGCAATCGCTCGGCCTAGGCGCTAGCAGCGGGCAGGAAACGTTCGTCAAGCACGCCTTCGCGGAACCGGCGATGGCCGGCGCTGCGGTCACCGTCGCCGGGCTCATTCCTGCCGGCTGCATACTGCTCGGCGTCACTACTCGAGTCACCATAGCGATCGGTGGCGCCGCGAGTTTCGACGTGGGCGACGGGGTCACCGCCAACCTGTTCGCTGACAACACCGGAGTCGGTCTGGGCAGCACGTCGGACTTGACCGACCACCTCGCCGGTACCTGGGAGCCGAAGCTCTACGTCGCGGCCGGTGACGTGGTCCTGACGGCCAATGGCGGCAACTTCTCGGCTGGCGCAGTGCGTGTCACGGTTCACTATCTGCAACTCACTGCGCCGACCAGTTGAAACCGGGGCGCTTCTGGTCCTCCCGCCCCGCAGGGGGCCGGGCGATCCTCTCCCGTGGGTCGCCCGGCCTCCGTCTACCCTTGACGAGCGCGCAAGCGCCGGCCATGGTGCTGCATGGAGCGTGCCGACCTCGACGCCGAAGCACTGCTTGCTCGGATTCGGGCGCTAGGGGCGCCGACCGAGCTGCGCAGGCTTGCCGCGTTAGGACGAGCCGCCGAAGCGTGGCTCGAGGGAGCGCGGCACCAGGCGGATGCAATCGACCGCCATTTTGCCTTGTGGCAGTGCCAGGAGATCCTCGAGTTTTTGGAGGGATCTCGTGGCACGCCGGAGAAACGTTGACGGCAGCTTCATTCGAGACGCCGTGCTGGCCGTAGTCGCACTGCTGCTGGCTATCTTGTTGATGCTGGTGACCGGATGCAGTAAGCACAGCGGTAAGGGCACCGGCGGCAGCAAACTTTGGCTGGACCTCCGCAACACCGACACCTTCGACTGCAGCGTAGTCGTGTTTGGCGGGCCGCAAACGTCTCCCGTCTACACGGTCAAGGCCGGCGAGGTGCTGACGGTCTTCATGTCTCCGGTGCCGCCTGGCGTGTCGGTGGTGTCTAATGGCGGTTGGCCGGTCCATACGCGCAGATGGGATCCGCGACCGATGGCTCCCGGGCAAGTGCCGGTCGATTATAAGGGATACCTGCGCGTGGAAGTGCCCTAGGTCACTCGTTCATCGTCGATGCGCTCTGCCGTATGCCGCTGATTCGGCGTCATCACCATCTGCCCGGCGAGTCGGTGCTTCATGTCCTCGATGAAGTCGATTTCGTAGTCGGTAAGGTTCTTACCGAACTTATCGATGCGCTCTATGAGCTTGTCGTCGTCGGCATGTTGCGTCTCGAGTTGCTTGCGGACCTCGCTCGTGATGGGGCCTTCGACCTTGCCGGCGATTGTAGCTGGCAGTCCCAACGGCTTGGCGTCAGCGGGCTGCGTCGTCTCGCTCGTCACGCGTATGGAGAAGGTGACCGGTTTGCCATGCCGCTTGCGAAGCACGAGTATTGCCATCAACTGCCTGGTCAGGTCCATCGCCAAGGCATTGAGGTCGACAGCCGGCAGGACATTGAAGCGAATGGTCGGATCGTCCTGCAGGACGACTTCTTGCATGAAGGCTTCGTGCTCGTACTTCATTCGCATTCCTTTTCTGCCAATTCCGCGAGTTCCCTGCCACGCCAGCATCGCCAGAACGGATTAGGCGCTTTCAATTCTTCCCTCCGCTCTCTCGGCGCTAGGTAGGTGATGCATTGCTCGCAGAACACGGCATGCATGATGAATTGCAAACTAAAAGGCGTAGTCATGCGTGCCTCTTTATCTCTATGCAGCAGCCTAGTGACTCGAAGTGCTTGCAGAACCTTTGCGCACTCTCGCGCAGGGCCGGACCTGCAAACTGGAACAAGATGCTGCTGTAGGGGTTGCCTTTCGCCGGCAAACCAGTAGTCGGACGCAGGAACGCCAGGCGCTTCCTGATGCAGCACATGGCGTTAGCGCGAGATAGTACGTGGTCGTGGAAGTACCCCATCTCAAAACGGCTGGCCGGCAGCAGGGCTAGGATGTATCGGCACCGATAGACCTCTGCGGCGATCTTGGCCAGCCAAGTCTCCAGCACTGCGCCGTAGGGCGGATTCACGAAGACACCGTTGCCAGACCATGGCAACGAGAGTCCGTCGGTACGCTGCTCCGGCGGCATGCCGAAGTCGACGCCGAGTGGTGCCGGCTTCTTGCAGCCAGGTAGCACACGCGTCCGGATCCGACCATCGGATCCGCGTGCAGGCAGCATGAACATCCTAGCGTTCGTCGGGTTGCCCTCACAGCTCGCCGGGTCGAGGTGGATCTGCCCGCCGAAGTAGCTGTCAACCAGGTCCAGCACGCGGCGCGGCGTTTGGTAGTCCAGATCCCGCGCTTGCTTCTCTGTCGGCACTGCGCCGGGAAGGGGCGGCGGTTCGTTGGGATCGAGTGCGTGCCGGCTGTCGCCGCGGTCCTGGTTGCGCGACGTGTGGACCACGAACTCACCCACGCGTCGGACGCTCATCCGCTATCAGCATCGGTACACCACATCATGTGAACACCCACCAGCATCCTGTTCGGGCGGTGGCGTCTTGCCAGCATCGTGAATTTTCTGCATATCGGCCTGTGTTTTTGGGTCAACCGAGTATGATGGGTCGATGTCATGTTTGAAGACGAGAGCCAGGTGAGCTTTGACCTGTCCAATCTGCTCCCGGTTGAGGCCCGCGTTGCCCCTATTGAACAACTCGAAGTAACCCTGTAGCCAGTAGCAGAATTCGACTGCCTTCATCGTGCTCTCCTCATCTGGGTGCGCGTTCCTTGCCCAGAGACCGCATGCCCATGGCACCATAGCGCGCGAGGCCGATGGCGTCCATGACGTGGATCCACTGCCCGGGCTTGACCTTTTCGCTGCCGCAGATGGAAGACCGCTGCGGCTCCTCGGGGATCGTTCCTTCACCGAATGGCATAGCGGACATTCCGTAACGGGTCAGCACTTCGCGCTGGTGAATTGTCTTCGGCACGTCGCCTTTCCACTTTTTCGGCGGAACGAGATGGACCGCGAAGCCGAGACGCGCGAATTCGTAGACAAACATGCCCGCGACCTGTGCCAGTCGTAGGATGTCCATGGGCCTGCGGGT